CTAACCGCTTTCATTGTCGACCACACGGATAAATGGCGGGACTACCGCGACTCCAACTTCTCCGAGGACTGGGAGCGTTACGAGCGCACATTCCGTGGGGTTTGGGACAGCAACGACAAGATGCGCCAGTCCGAGCGTTCCAGAGTCATTTCCCCGGCAACACAACAGGCTGTAGAGACTCGCCACGCCGAGGTGATGGAGGCAATCTTCGGCCAGGGCGAGTTCTTCGACATCAAGGATGATCTGGAGGACAAAACCGGCAGCGTCGACGTCGAGCAGATGAAGGCGAAACTGTACGAGGACTTCGCGCAGGACAAAATACGCAAGAGTATCGACCAGATCGTGCTGCTGGGGCAGATTTACGGTACGGGTATCGGTGAAATCACTGTATCTACCGAAAAGCAGTACAAGCCCATGCAGGTTCCTGTCGACAATCAGCAGATGGCCTACGGGGTGGGGGAAAAAGACAGGGTATGCGTCAAACTCATCCCGGTAAGCCCCAAGAACTTCCTGTTTGACCCGAATGGCACTGAAATCAACGACTGCATGGGTGTTGCCATCGAGCGATACCTGTCAATCCACAAGATTGCGAAAGGGATTGCTGACGGCAAGTACCTAAATGTCGATATTGGGACGCTGTACGAGGATGATTCACTCGAAAGCACCACGGAAAAGCGGAATTTCGAGGATGACAAGGTAAAAATCCTCACCTACTACGGCCTAGTCCCGCGTGAATACCTGACGGTAGAAGGCGAAGAAGTCGTTGATTTGGGCGTTTCCAACGCCATCGAGGACTATTCCGACATGGTTGAGGCTATTGTCGTGATTGCAAACGGTTCATTGCTCCTGAAAGCCGAAGAATCGCCCTACATGATGCAGGACAGACCTGTTATCAGCTATCAGGACGATACTGTACCGAACCGCCTGCTTGGTCGGGGGACGGTGGAGAAGGCAAGCAACATGCAGAGCGCGATTGACGGAAGTATGCGCTCGCACATGGACGCACTGGCCCTGACAGTCGCTCCGATGGTGGCGATTGACGCTACCAGACTTCCTAGAGGCGCTAAGTTCGAAGTGAAGCCAGGAAAAGCGTTCCTGACCAACGGTGCACCGAACGAAATCATCTTCCCGTTCCATTTCGGGACGAATGACGGTGCAGCAATGACGACCAGCAAGGAATTCGAGCGCATGTTGCTGATGGCGACGGGTACGATTGACTCGAATGGTTCGGTAAGTGCAGTAGCACGGGATGGTCAGTCGATGGATATGGCGACTGCCACCATGATTAAGAAGTACAAGCGTACTCTGGTGAATTTCCAAGAGGATTTCCTGATTCCTTTCATCTACAAGGCGTCTTGGAGGTACATGCAGTTCGCTCCTGAACGGTATCCGAGTGCTGACGTGAAATTCATCCCGACGGCGACACTGGGGATAATTGCGCGTGAATACGAGCAGAAACAGTTGGCATTCCTGATCCAGACGCTCGGCGCGAACAGCCCTCTGACCCCGATCTTGATGCAGGGCATCATCAAGAATTCCTCGCTGAACAACCGTGAGCAGATGCTTGAACAGATGGCGAAGCAATCGCAACCTGATCCGCAGCAGCAGCAGATGGCGCAGCAGGGTGTGCAGCTTGAGATGGCGAAGAAGCAGGCTGAAGTGCAGAAGTTGCAGGCCGAAGCGCAGAAGACCACGGTTGAAGCGCAACTCGCTCCAGAAGAAGCAAAAGCGAAGATGATTTCGGCGTTGAGCAACAATCTATCTGAAGACGATGAGTCTGGTGATTTTGAGCGCAGGGCGAAGATTGCTGAACTGATGATTGCTGAAAAAGATATTGACAGCAATGAGCGGATCGCAAAGATGCAGACAATGACAAAAATTGCGTCAGATCAGATTAAAAAATCTCCATTACAGTCAGACATTGTAAGTGGAATGCAGTGAAATCTTTGCCGACAAATATGCTTGGTGTGCTTGCTCAGGTGTTTCATAAACTCCAAGATGTAGTTTTTGCTTATTTACCTGTATTTGAGCAACAAAACGGTTCCCCAATGGAGAAACCCCAAGCAGGCCTGCTTTGTTGTCAACCCTCGCGGATTTTCTGTTTTGCTGGTTTTCAAACTTCATGACATCTCTAAGGTTTGAAAATCTATTGTCGGCTTTATCGTGGTTGATGTGGTCAAGTTCATGCTTTGGCCATTCTCCAGTCATGTATAGCCAAGCAAGTCGATGTGCTTGATACGGGCTACCTAAGATGATTATTGCTCTGTATCCAGTGTTTAATGTTGTGCCGGCTATTGATCCAATTTTGAATGGCCCACGCTCCACTTTTCTAGTGAAAACACCAGTTTCAGGCGAATAATGGATAAGACTACGGAGTTCTTCAGCGGTAAGATGTCGTTTGCTCATGCTATCTGCTCCTTGAAAGCAATAGTAGGGGAAGTGATGCAAGGGGTTTGCCGACTCCTTGCATTGCGACATTATAACACGGGGGCATTTTGAAAAAGCTAGGCCAAGGTGCAATCACCACCGGGGCCGGTACGCTCGTCTATACCGTTCCAACAGGTATGCGAACGGAGGTGCTTGACCTGTGCATAGCGAACACGACGAGCGGTGCTTTGACGGCGGCAATACACTTTGTCCCGACGGGTGCAAGTGCCACGACAGCAAACATGCTGTTCCCGACAGTGAGCGTACCGGCGAACACGCTGATCCAATGGACAGGATCGCAAGTCTTGAATGCTGGCGATTTCGTTCAGGGTATCGGTTCTGCCGCAGGGATCACAGTGAATATAAGCGGCCTTGAGTATCGGAGCGGAACGTGATTACTGAATACCCGCAAAGAATGCGGCTGAATGGCGGGACGCTAGGCACTGGCGATCTCACAGAGGATGCATGGGGCATCCAGAAAGTATCCCTCCCATACTCCCTGTTCCACGGGATGTTCACCTTCGACATCTCTCCGAAGATGTGGTTCATGTATGAGAACGGGACGCAGGTCTATACCAGTACGAACATTGTCTCTACAGACGGCGCGGGGGTTCTCACGACATCTGCCGCAAAGACTGCACTGATCCTTGAGTCGAGAGAATGCCCTCCGTACCAGCCGAATCGCGGAGTGCTGTTCTCGTCGGCGCTATGGTGTCCGAGCAAGACGGCTGATGGTGTGCGCGAGTGGGGGGTGCAGACTAAAGATGCCGGTGTGTTCTTCCGGCTCAAGGCGAACGGCTTGCTGTACGCGGTACGCAGGTCGCTGACTGTTGAAGTCGCGGAGGAACTCATCACTACGACGGGTGTCTCTGGCTTCGACGTTCAGAAGGGCAACATCTACGACATCCAGTATCAGTGGCGTGGTGTGGGAAACTACAAGTTCTACATCAACAACGTGCTGGTTCATACTATGTCGCTGCTCGGGACGCTGACGGCTCTGAGCATGAGCAACCCGGCGCTGCCTGCCTGTTACAAGGCTACCCGCACGACGGCTGATGTGGCGATCCACATTGGGTGCTGCGACATCACGTCCGAGAACGGCAAAGAAACTGACGAGGAGGCTGCCTCTGCCTACGCAGCAGCAGTAGCGACCAACGGCGCAGACGTTCCTGTTCTGGTTATTTACAACCCGCTGACGATCAACGGCAAGGTTAATACACGGACGGTGCATATCCACTCCATCGGTCTGAACAACACGAAGAAATGTACGTTCAAACTATGGCGTACCCGCTCTGCCGCCGACATCACTGGCGAGACTCTGGTGGCCGGATACGGCGGGAAATATTCCTATGTCCAGTCCGATTCCACTGATATGAACGCAGGGGCAGTACGAGCAACGGCCATAACGGTTGCCAATCTAGAGTTCATCGACGCCTTCAACGTGGAGGCTGGAGTTGGTGTGCAATACGAGTTCCCGAACAGCCACGTTGAGTTGAACCTAGTTCGAGGTGATTACCTGATCGTGGCGAATAATTCAGTGAATGGATCGAGTGACGTGGTTATTCGTTGGGGAGAAGAGTTGTGATGACGCCAGAACTGCAACGCTACTATGAGCAACGACTGAGCATGATGGGAGAGGAAGCGTGGAAGGATTTAATGTTTGATGTCGAACAGATGCTTGCCGCGACAAACGACCTTTCATCGGTACAGGACGAAAAGATGCTTCACTTCCGGCGCGGTGAGATTTCCATGATGCGTTGGATGCTATCCCTGAAGGAAACCAGTGAAAACGCTTACAAGGGGCTACAGGATGAGACAACTGATTGACTTGAAATGCCCAGATTGCGGGAATGTGGTCGAGCGGTACATCGAGGCCACGCAAATCCCATGTATCTGCGGAAAGACGATGTACAAGATCGTCGGTATGCCCAGAGTGG